AGAAAACAACTACAAATTTGCCTTGTTTACTATCACTATTAATCGAGCATTGCAATCAAAATATCCTTGCTTTCTTCATTTTAAGGAAGATTTATATCTTTATAATTCCTAAATAACCGGGAATAATCTGCTTAAAATGAGAGATATGACTAGGAAAATTGCAAACCTTGTAGGTATAATATCAACTCTAATGAGTTTTTATTATTGGTACTATGATATGCAAGAAGAATGTTACTTTATTTCCTATATTGGAACATCTTTTTACTTTCTGTTTTTAACACTGTCTTTCCATAGAAATCGAACCAAAGAAAATGCTGTCTTATACAGCATTATTAGGCATAGCAAGCATGCAAAAAAGATAGTTACCAAGGACAATAGCATTAAAGGGTATGGTGAGTCAGATAATTTAGACAAAGAAGGTACTGTTGTGTTCTTCACTGATGACATGTCAAAGGTTGGTAGAAGAACAGGTACAAGCAGTAGCTCTACTGCTGTCAAAGCAATATCTGCAGCATCAGTGTTTATGGATTTGCCATTTAGTGAAGCTTATGAATTGTGTTGTAAGCCTTTTAAGCTGGATGGTGACAGCAGGATAAGAATAACAAACAGTCAAAACAATATTGAATATGTAAGAATAATAGATGGCTGGTTTAATCCTGGACCATCTGTGCAAGAGATAATTATTAATGATACAAGAAGGTGTATCTACAATGATGAATGTAACAATTCATTGTACAACTCTTGTGTTTCATTTCTTAGCTACTTGGCATTTGGATTAGCAATTTATCTATTGTTTAGACTTACTGGCTTAATTATAAAATTGTTTAAGACACCAATAATGACAGAAGAAGCAACATTTAGCTCTTGCATAATTGGCAGCACAGATTCCTTGTTAAGTGAAAAGTGTTCAGATATTAAGAGTAATAAGTATATGAAAATGGACATTCTAGGAGAAAATACAAAGTCAACAGATGGCCTAAGATTAAAAGAAATTAGAATAACAAAAAATATTTATGTTAGTAAATTTAGAGTAATCATTGCTATTTTATATTTTGTGATACTATTTTGTATGTACTCATGGACTGGATTTAAACTTGGTTTGATTAAAGGTACAATGGCAGATAGCAACAACTTAATAAGACAAGAAGGTGTCCATAAGGTATTTTTAAACGGTGTAGAGATCGATAAGATCGAGACACTAGTTTTTCTAACAGCAACAACTGCAATAAAATCATCTGTTATAAAAAAATACATAATAGATGAGGTTATAGAATCTACTGATGAAGGAAGATCAAGAGAAAGGAGAGATGTTAACCGCCAAGAAAGCAGTGGTAATGATGTTTCAGATCTGCTAAAGAAACAAAGGGATACCAAAACAACTGGCACAGGGGAGCTTCAGGTTAAAGTCAATAGTACTTACTCCGAAAAACTGAGAATTGTAGATATCGGATATCTGGATGAAACCGGTAAGGATGATGCTGAAGTAACAGATGATGCAAATAAAATAGCAATAAAGGGCTCTCCTGAAGCTATCGTCAAAGCACTTGATAAAATGAAGACAACTTCAGAGATAAAAAACATAACATTATCTGTATGCAATGATAAGCCTGACGATATAAAAGATGATGATAAAAGTGAAAAAATAACAATTGATATTGACAAACTAGTTGATGACAAAATAAAACAAAATAAAGAATTGACACCAGAGGAATTAGAGGCTGTGATTAATAATATTGATCTGGATGAAGTAACAGTTAATGAAAACATTATCCTAGATTTAACTTGCATTTACGATGAAGTTCTGTACGTGACAACTGGCAGTTTAAAAGCAAGATGCCATATTGATAAAAATAATCCTGGTATCATAATGATGGGAAAAATCTATGATGACACTAATGTAAAGACTATAGACGATGAATGTTATGCAGTTTATAATCTCCAGCTAGCAAGAATAGGAAAACCTAATTGTGTTAAAATATGTAAGAAGGGAAATCTTGAATGTAACATAAAGTACAAACCAAACTTAAATAAGAATATTAGCACCTTCATGCTGAGTGACGGGTTTATGACTCAGGAAAACATGAACATGCCAATAAGATATGAAGAAATCCGAGTTTATTTGCCCATGGAGAAAAGCTCCAATATTGTGAAGAAGGATATTGTTGACTCGATGGGTAATGTCTTTAGGCTTTCACCAGAAAGATTTAGCACCTTTCTAGAGTCAACTTTAATGACATTTAACAACTATGAAGAAAGAGTGCAAATATTACAAGATGATCTAGCTGCCAAAGGTGAAAAGCCAGGTAACATGAAAGACATGGGATTTGATCTTGTTAAGCCAAGCAATATATTTAAAGGTAGTTCATTAGATGAAAAAAGAAAAGATGCAAAATCATGGATTACAAAATATAACATGCCCGCTTCAGACAGGAAAAAACCTATCAGTGAGACATTTAAGAATAATGATGATGCGATTAAGGTATCAGCTAACAGTGGTGGTAACAAGCAGACTCAGGATATACAAACAATTGATATGAAGGGTAGCATATCATCATTTGGTGAAGGTACTTACATATCAAAAAATAACTTCTTTACACAATTTGATGATATATTTAGTGGAGCTGTCTTTTTGGCTGAAAACGGAGAAATGGACAGCAATTGTGCAAGCCAGTATGGTGATAAGTATAAGATAGCAGCTTGCAGTTATGGTAGAAGACAAATAATAAGCTGTGAACCAAATTTATGGGGTGAATTTGAATATGGGAATTCATTCAAATGCAGAAAACCAACAAATGAAGAGGCTAAAAGAGTTCCATCATGGAGACTGAAGGATGCTAAGATTGATTATTCTTTACCTGAAAAATATGAATCTAGGGAACTCTCAGGAAAATCAGGCAATGTTGCAATAAATTTTAATCAAAATAGTTATAACGGAAATGTGACTTTATTATGGGGTAAAAGTTACCAAGATAACATACAGCAAACTGGGAATTTGAAATATTTCATATATTCATTTGTTGTTAGAGTGGAGGTCACTGGGAGAATAAAAGGGTCAGAAACATTCGTCCGCGGGTGGGATTTGGAGATAGATAATTTTAACAGATGGGAAACTAGAGAGTTCGATAATAAATATAAATTATACAAAACAGGGCCTATGGCAAAGGCTAACAATATAAGAAAAGTGCCAGAGTCTTGCTTGTCTATTGAAAGTATTGGTGAGCCTGGCGGCATGAATGATATGTTGCAAGATAGAAGCAGATTAAATATGGTGATAAAATCAGATGTGTACAATGAAAATATGGAATTATACAAGAGAACTGGAACTGCAGATTGTAATACGGATAGGACAAAAAAATGTGTTTATATTATTCCAATATATTATGCTATAAGATTATATGGTCCTGCAAAAGCAAAAGTTAGAGTATTTGGATTAGATGTTGAGGATATAGCATTCTCAAATGACATTTGCTCATCAGCAAATGCAATCTCAGTGAAAGGAATTTGCTACATACATGATGAGACTCACTCAAGTACAGATGTTATGGTCGGAGGTTATCCTTGGACTTCTTTTTCTGGTATTGCTCTTGACAAATGGAACGCACCAATGGAAATACCCAGTTTCTACTTGAATCACCCTAAGATAGGGAGTGGCCAATACTTATCAAAGGTCAGTACTACAGCCAATATAGGTTCCTTTTCATCAAGTGGCAAATGTCAGGACACATATTATGAAAAGGGCACGCTAATGTGTGACGGAAACAAGGCAGCAGCAATAAATATGGTTGAATACTCAACATTCCATAGACCATTGAGCAGTATGCCTAATTGCACAGTTAAAAAGCATGAACATGATGAGCACATGAGGAAGATGTTGTGTACGACCACAGACAAGACGAGATTTGTATATTGTAACCATAATCCATCTAAGGCATTATTATTTAAGAAGGAGTGCAAAACAGAAGTAACAAAGAAATTGGAGTTAGATATAAAATCAGGTCATGGTTTTACCATAAAGACTCCTTTAGTACAATACCAAGTACAAAAGGGCAGTGAACATACGAAAAATAAGATACATTATGTTGTTGAGTCATGGTACAGATCTACTGCGATTGTTAGTATAATGTTAATTTTATCGGGCATTGGTTACATAATGATGGCTTTACATTTATTGTTCTGTGTATTATGTTATATAAATGGGTACAACATAGGGAGGTTGATTAGGTTAATGGGTATGGGATGTATACTAAAGAAAAATACTGTGTTGGAATGTAATATATGTGAAATGTATATTTACAATAATATAGAGAAAGAAAAGCATGCTTTATGCTGCAAAAAGTATTGGTGTCCTTATTGTATAACACTAAATAAAAATGATGATCTTTGTTCATTGTCATTTAAAAATAGAAATAGTTTTAGAGAACACATGAAACTTCATAATAAAATTAGAAAGAACCCTTATTCAGGATATATATCTGCAAGAAGAAATAAGGTGGTGGCATTTAAACTTGTAAACATAAGTGTGATAGTGTTGTTATCTCTGTTAATAGGTGTCTTCGGTGATATACCCCAAGAGGAATCAGGTCTCAGGTCAAACAGAGTTGGAACTGTATTAAATATTGACAATCAAAAACTTAAGTGTGATAATAATAAGTGTTCAATAATGATATCTGAGAGAGGTCTCATACCGCTTGTGGATGGATCCAGTGTAATTCTGAGAGCAGAAAAAGATGGTAAAAAATATGCTAATAAGTTTACTATAAAAAACCCTAAGTTAATAACGAGTTGTACATATCAGTATAGTTCACCCCATATTAAAAGAGGTGATAAAAGACTAGTATATTGCTGTACCGGGAAATCTGACTGTAATGCTAATGATGAAAGGCAAATATTGCAACAGCCCATTGGAGGCAATGCACAAAAAGAGGATTATATACCAATGGATACCAACAATCCACTGAAGAGCTTAGACTGTCCGAAGGCAATTGCTTGTAGATCACCAATAATTGATTTTATGTGGTTAACAGCAGGGTGTTACTCCGTCAATGATGGGACTGCAGTTGGGTATGAGTATTACATGCCTGATATAAAGAAACCTATGGTGCATGTTATGAAATGTAAGATAAATGATATGAAATACACAACATGCAATGATGATACTTGTAAGGAAATAAAGGGTCAAGAAGAAGGTATAGAGAAAGGCAGTATTAAGTTTGAACATATAAAAAACAATCTGCCAGTCGAATTTAACATAGGAGTTGTATCTGTAGTAGGCGAGACCATACCAGATCATATTTTTTATAATTTACCAGACACAGCTACAAATACAGCAAATACTGTTCTTGCATACAAGTTAAATAAGATACCACAAGGTGATACTTGTTTACCTGGAAGCGAGTATAATGATGGTGTATGTGAGATAAATGAGTCAGGTTCATCACCCAACTTATTGTGTAAATCGACAACAACAGAACCAACATCAGAGACTCTTTCTAAATTGTATGAGAGTTTAAATGATGTCTACCATTGCAACTTTGAGGAATCAAAGATTAATTGGAATGTTGATAAGATCAAACGATCATTAAAATTACTTGACAAAGATTTTAATGATGAACAGACCTTTTCCTGGCCTAGCTTAGAGCTTGTATCAAAAAATTGTATGTTCGGGAACATAGAGGTTGATTTAATGTCTATGGATAATATGGATCTTGAGATAGTGAAATACACTGGTACAATAATTTCGGTCAAATGCACTGGTTACTATAATAGGAATCAAAAAACGATTCTTTCATTTAATCTAGACAAAAATGATGGATTGATGGAATTTGTATGTTCAAATAGCTTTACAGATACCTGTGTGTTTGACACTGCAAAAGAAAAAACATGCAATGTAACAACATTATTGCCTTTTGTACACATATGCCAGTATAATGGTAAAGATGTGACAGTTGATTGTAGCAGCCTGTCATTTGCTGAAGCTGATCCCACATCAGGACATTCAATAGGATGGACAGGTTCAGAAGCACTAATGACATGGCCTAGTGGTATTAAAATAATGTTAACAAACTGGTGGGGGATGGGCCTATGTCTGGTTGCTATATTTTTCAGTATAATATTAATACTATGGGTTGCTCACTTAATAAGAACAGCTACTCATGCTTACCATGTTTCAAAAATGACTGGTAGGAGGTTAAAAAGTATGGGTGATGAGGCTGAACATGTTATGTTAGATGAGGATTTATATAATACCATTGTTTCTAGACATGATGAATTGAATGAGGATATGACAAACAACAGCTTAAGACGAAGATTGGATGGATTAGGAAGTAGAGAAAGGAATCACAAACATTCAAGATCAAGAGGGTCAATGTTTGATTGAAGGGATAATTTAGTATAAGGTTAATTGCTGTAAATATAGTTAATAGTTTAGTTTAGATTTAGTGCTGTAAATAGCTTAGAAAAAATGTCATTAGAGGTTTCCTGTTTGACCTATGGAAGTCAAGATATGTAGTTGTGCC